AGAAGAGCCATACGCCCCAGCCCCCTTTGAGAGGATTTTTTCAATATCTGTATCGGGAAAGGTCGCTTTTAGTCGCTTTTTATCGGTAATAGGGAATCCATACTTACTCTCGAACTTTACTACGTATCTCGATCGCTTGGTCGGTTTATCTGAGACCCTCGGTCTATCTTCTACCTTACCTTCTTTATAGTCGCTCCTTGATTTATTTATTAGTGCCGTCTGCTCGGCTCTCTGGGCGGGTGTGAGGTTTGCGACGTATTGTTTTGGTATTCCTTCTCCCTTCAAACCACGGTTATAAACTTCATTTAACACGTCTTCTGAATAACCAAATATCTTGCTAAGTTCTGGAATGGAATATCCTCGATTTTCTAGTCCATAACGCTCTATAACCTGCTCCCTGTGCGTCTTCATCTATACTACTGATTCTTTTTTTTCTGTTCCTATTCCTTCGGACTTCGCTCCTTTTGGGCTAGTATTGTCGATGTCGAGGGAGATTACTACTTCCCTATTACCGCCACATTTGCTCGTTAGTTTCTTGTGGTTTATAGCACCTATAATAAGTCCTATAATACCGAGACCTAGACTCACCCAAGAGACGATCTGCGTCCCTACCGATGTATCGCTCATTTTCTTATAGGTATGAATATTTTAATAACCCGCCCCTCCATTCGGTAAAATTGTAGTAATACAAGATCCACCGACTAACTGGGGAGGAACAGCGGTAGACGCACCAGATGATACAGACAACTGGACGGCAACAGGGTTGCCGAGGTTAAAATCGGCGTTTGCTTGGTATAACTGAACTATAAAAATGGGCGACGTGTTCGTAGCACTAAACGTTTGGTTTAGAGTCATAGGACCAACGACCATCGTCCCGCTTCCTGTGATAGCAGAAATACCCGCCGTTGCCGCATTCACAGCGATGTAGTTCATCGGTATGATCGCACTTCCTAGAATAGACGAAATATCACCAGATCCTAAACTGCCCTGAACCAACGTAATACACGCCATAACGCCTTGAACGTTCGTAGCCCAGGTTAAATCTTGCGGGAAGGCGTAGAAGCCAAACGTGAATTCAAGTTTTGCTGGACCAGGCAAAACGTAGTTTGGCGTAGCCCACCAGGAAGCGGGGGTTGCTCCTGTAGGGTTGCCGATCATCTGCGGGAAGATGAGTGGGTAGTCTGTTAGAGCGTTTGCCGTCGTCGGAAACGCTCCGATCCCATAAGGAAGCGTGTAGTTAATTGCCCCTGAACCGGCAAAGGGCAAAATGCCGTAAAGCGACGATACGGTTTGCGTCTGCCCGATCGGTATAACGCAAGTAGCGTCTGCGGCAGTCTTTCCTACATTCGTTAGAAGGTTGTTCGCACAATTTAGCGTTGTTGATAGGGGCGACGGATTGCTGATAGGAACAGGGTTTAGCGTTGTGTAGTTAATCGTTCCTGCTGTAATAGACGTAGCAACGGTTAGACCTTTCGATATACTGACCGCTCCGTTTACGGTTAGATCGCTTGTAGGTGCTGAACCATCGGGATCACCTTTTATAATAACGTTGCCTTCTGTATCTACTATAAAAGCACTTGTCGGAGCGGACGAATTAGAAACAACAAGAGCGTTCTCGCCTATTTGAGCTGTAGTAATCGTAGCCTGGGAATTAATGACGAGACCATCGCCCTTTGTATCGTTTGAGTTTATAGTTAGGGGGTTTCCCGCCTGTGCTGTAATCGTAGGGGTTGTAATAGCATAATTGCCGGTTCTGAGAGGGGCATTTACAGCTACACCAAGCGAAGCGTCGGCATTTATGTTTAGTAGTGATCCAGCCTTTCCGCCTACCTGAGAAAGATTCTGAAAGCCATAGCCATCGGCGTTTACGTTCCCTACGAGCGGATTCGTCAACCCTGTATTTTGAATAGTCTTAACGATTGCGGCAAGGTTGTTAATCTGGGCTGAAACGTTCCAACTCATTCTATATTGTGTAGTAAGAAAATAAATAAATCTACATAATAGAATATGAGCGATACTCAACAGAAATTAGAAGAACTTGTCGAAGAGCCGATGGGCGACGACGACATACATTTGTATTTTCCAAATGCTAAGATAATGCGATATGGAGATCTACAACAGTATTCTTCTATCGATCATCTACTTCCGAAAGAGGTTGATTACTGTTTTATTCTTTACGAAGACAGCGTCAACAAGGGACATTGGACGTGCGTCAGCAAGTATGGAAGCACGGTAGAGTTCTTTGATAGTTATGGCGGATATCCCGACAGCCAATTAGCGTGGGTTGATATGGCGAGGCGTTTGAAACTAAACCAAGCCCGACCCTGGCTTACTCATTTGTTCGATCTATGTCCTTATAACGTCATCTACAACCCGTTTAAATACCAAACAGAAAGCGAAGATATAAGCACGTGCGGACGCCATTGCGTCTGGCGAATTATTAACCTCGTAGAGAACGACAAAGATCTAGAAGGGTATTACAAGATGATGAAGAAACTGAAGAGCGAAACAAACGAATCCTACGATCAGATCGTAGCACGAATGATTACAGCGAAATGAAACGTGGATTTTTTATTTTCTTCCGTTATTATATAATGGAAATACCGAATGGAAAATATGCCCTCCACGCAATCATTATTAAAAAGCGTATACCGAAAGCGGAGGCTCAACGGATTGCGTGGGACATAATGGGAAGTAAGCGTCATAAGTTTGTTCGAGAAACCAACGACACATATCGATTCCGCCACATAGCGAAAACGAAGTTCGTTCCTCGATCTTTTCGAACGAAGGTCATAAACGACAACGTGTCGATCGTGTTAGGCGAGATTAAAGAGGGCTTGGAGGGGGCGGGGATGTTCGACTATTTCAAGAAACAATACGAGCGTATTAAGACATACATCACACGAGCCACGGAAAAATTGAAGTCGGCGGGGATCGATGCGTCGGAAGCCTTTAAGCCCCGCCTCGACAGTTTTAATAACAATTCACAGGCTACGATAGACGAATACGGAAAACGAACCGTTAAATCGCTTATGTTATACCGAACTCCTATCGGCGGTATGATAAACACCGCCCTGAACTTTGTGAGCCTCGGCAAGTGGGACGAACTACGTAAGAAATATGGGTTCGATAAACTGTTTCATCTTGCCCTTGTTGCGGACGTTGGCGGAAAGAACGTCATTATAGAGAAGAACGAAGTCATTAACATTAGCACTAACTATAAGACCTACAGCACAACCGAAACAGAGGTCATTCCTCTCGGGGAGCGACATTTTACCGTTGACGAAATGCTACAGAAAGCCCGTGAAACTGTAGGAGATCGCACCTTCTTTGCGTATGACGCTTTTAACAATAATTGTCAGTTCTTCATCAAGTATTGTTTAGAGGCGGTTGACCTATACAGCGAAGACGCTAAGAAGTTTTTATTTCAAGATCTGTCTGAGCTAGTGAAAGAACTACCTGGCTATGTGAGTAAGGTCGCAAATGTCGCTACAGATACAGGGGCTGTGTTTAATAAGATCTCGGGGCAGGGCAAGTCCGAAGAGCCACTATTAGCGGACGTAGAGAGCGAATACAAACGCCTCAATAGCCCTGCGGCAACAAAGAGTTTTTTTGAATACGTCAAGAAAAGCCTGAAGGAGAAGCCCGTCGAACTCGAGATCATACAGAAGATGTTTCCGAAATGGGTGAAGACGAAAGAAGCCAAGGCGTTATTGGAAGCCGAGAAGGGAACAGCTACAACAGGGCGTAAGAAGATGACCGAAGAGGAGCGAAAGGTAAAAAAGCGGGAATACGATCGTAAACGCTACGAAGCGAAGAACAAGAAGCCAGAAGGCAACGTTATTATACACGGAAGCGGAAAGGCTGACGACGCTGTTCTTGAGGACGTTAAAACGTCCTATTCTAAGATTAGATCGGACAAGGCGACGCAAAGTTTCTACGAGTTTGTAAAGAAGACGCTGAAGGAGAAGCCAGTCGAGTTAATGCTTATACAGCAACTGTTTCCGAAGTGGGCGAAGAGTAAGGAAGCAAAGGCAATAATTGGCGATGAGTCTGTACCACCGAAACCGCCTACTCCTCCGCCTTCTCCGCCGTCTTCGCCAAGGTCGAG